GCTCTGGCAAACTTGTTAAGAAGGCTGGTCGTGTTTCTGAAGTTCAGAGAGTTCCCATTGGGTCCATCTCTTTTCTCCAGCAGCCCGGAGGTAAACTCCGGACAGTCGCGAACCCGAATCGGTTCGTCCAGTGGCAGCTTGAGCCACTAGGCGAAGTACTTTCGGATTGGGTTAATTCCCAACCTGATGTGTACGTTCTCGATCAGGACGCCGGGATCCAATGGATCCAGCGTCAGCTTTCTCTTGGAAAGCACATGACCAGTGCAGATTTGTCATCTGCATCAGATACACTTGACTACAAGCAAGTAACTCGTTTACTTAAGTCAAGTGATCACCCTGCGTTGACCCGCGCCGTTGAGTACTTTGAGCGATGCTCAGGTGCTCCTTGGGCTGTTTCTGACTGGGAGGCTCGATCCTTCTTAGGATCGGACGACTTGGTCTGGAAACAAGGACAACCGCTAGGTCTGCGACCTAGTTTCCCTCTACTCACCATGACCAATCTTCTCGCTGCTCGTAAGGCAGTTGAGATGGTCGATGGCCAGTACACTGGGAGATTCAAGCTTTTCGCTATCGTAGGAGATGACATTGTTATCCCTACGAAATACACTGGAGCTTATTCAAGTGTGATCTCATCACTCAGACGAATCGCAAACATCGAGAAATCGATGTCCTCCGACAGACGTGCTGAGTTCTGTTCCAGGATCATCGAGGCCGATACTGTGTATCGTCTCAAGCCGAGGTATATCCTCGACAATGACCCCCAGAACATCCTGACGTATCAGGACACTTCGGTTCGTCCCGCGGTAAAGGGGTGGATTCGAAACATGACCAAACGAGTTGGTTCTTACCATCTCGTGGAGTCTGGACTTGTTCCTGATTTCCATGGTTCTTCCCCGAAACCGCTGCCCGAGAAGCTTCTTGCTGACGCAGTCCTTTCCCTCTCCGAGGGGAAGACTCCTGACCTGAAGACGGTGACGTTTATGACGTCATACCTTTCAGGCAGGGTTCCGCGTGATCCTTCTCACGTCCTCCGTAGGGCTCGCCCCGGAGGATCGCGTAAAGGATACAGCAAGATGACCATTCAAGAGAAGATCTCAGCCTTCAAGGCTAAGAATCCTTCTCTTGATATACGTGAAGTCGAAGGCCTTCTGGATTATTCCGGAAAACCTTCTTGGAGGGAACTCCCTCAAGCAAAACACTTTGGTGCTATGCTTGATCAGCTAGCCGCTGATCCTCGACTTCGCGCGAAGGTCCCACAGCTCAGGTGGTACCGGACTGCTCAGCAGTCCGATGCCGCTATTGATGCTGTGGTCGGCGATGTTGCTCGCGAGCAACATGTTGG